ACAAGTGGAGGGTCACCCCAAATGTCTCTTAGTTTGTAGTAGTTTCTGATGTTGTTTTGATTACCAGTAGGTAGTTCAGATTCACGCCATGTTGGTAGTGTTTGCAGTGTGTGGTTGAAGCCTTGAGAAAACTTACTTATTTTCTGTGGCTTCTTGTATTCCGTTGCCGGAATGATTGTGAAGTCCATTTAATTCATTCAGTAGTTCGTCTTTAATGCGAACACCAAGCGGTGTCAGTCGTAGTTGAATCCTACGTCGATTTAAAGGGTCTGCCTCCTTGGTGATTAAGTTGAGTCCCGCTGTCTTATATCTGTTCTGACTACATAAGTAATCAGTGTTACGGCTACCTGATGCAGTGCTTAACTCTAAGTCTTGCTCCATTCGTGCCTTATGGCATTTGTCGTGGGAGCAGACATAGAGAAAACATTGCAATGCCTGTAAGGGCATGTTGCCGTCATCCGTTAGGAGTCTGACAATCTCAATCGCCTTGAAAACGGCAAGGGCGTCGTCGTCTGTAACGAGTCCCCTTAACGGGTCCATGATCTAAGGGTTTGGGACCACCACATTCTAGCCTGATTCTCCACAAGTGGATAGAGACATCAGTAAAGGATTCCTTATCGATGCCGAGATAGAAGTCTCCAAAGGAGAGAATGTTCATGTGTGTCCTTGGTGTGGCTCTTTAATTAAACAGCAGATTTGCTTAAGAAGGGAGGTTTTTATCTTCATTTTCGATCAATAAATGTTTGTAACGATCATCAATTTCCCAGTAACCTTGATACACTCCACAACGGCAAGCTGTGGTATGAGCACAAACGCGGCATGCAAAACCAAAACATTCTTTGCCTGCACGTTTATCAATTGGTACATCTTCGTTATTGAGCAAGTCGCGAGAAAACGTACAAGTGGCTGCTTGACCGTGTATGTGAGACCTTGACATTTCCTCAAGTGCTTGAGATAAGGTCAACCCCCATTTAGCTGCATACAGTTTTAAAACTTGTGCATCTTGGTCTGACAGCTGTACGACGACACGCTTCAATGAAATGCACCAACTACTGACCTGTGAGAACCATAATCACGTATGGGCCCAATAGTGCGAGATTTATTCGTTATTGCACTCAACTACGAATTGTGTCATCTTTCATTTGTGCGTCCATGAGTGTGACAAGTTCATCTTTATGGTCATGCATTAAGATTTCTTCATAAAGCGTATCAACTAAGAAATTAAAGGTCGAAGTCTTCATAGTTGACATCTTCTCCGATTGGATTTGGTCCGATGTAATGCTGTGATTCATGAGTGGTGATACATAAGTCATGTGTTTTTGCTTTGCAGAACTCAACAAGTTTTCTATCTGCTGCGCTGTGTCGCTTGTAGACGTACTCTTTGACTTTCTTTGTTTTAAGATGTGTCGCTCTGATGATGCAGCACACATCTGGTGGTAACTCCCACCCCGAAACTTTCCAGTCCATAATGTCTATAAATAGATGCTGTTCAAACATCTCAGCAGGTGCGTCCCTGTACCGTCTCCAATTATTTGGAAAGTACTTTTTACGTTTACGGTTACCATTCATCTACGATCCTCACATTAAGTAGTTTTGTATTCCTGTCTTCGGACAATTCCAATGCTGAATAAGCTGCGTCCATGGAATCGGCGGCTAAGATAAACATCTTTTCACCACTAGACAGCGTTACTTGATACTCCTTTGGTGAGTGTGAATCTAAGTTATACTTTTGGTTTTCGTCTTCGTGCTGGTCTTGGTGTTGCAATAGAAGGCTCCGGTTGGTTGAATGATTCGCGATTCCTTAAGTCGCGATAAATAGGTGCCCACTTATGATCTGGGAAATGATGTAACCAACAGCTAATTGCATTCTTGATGAAGTAATCATCATCAATACTTTCAGCGTTTGGCTTTTCTGTGTTCATGTTGTTGTACAATACGTTGTAAGTTTTGGTATTTAGTTTTGAGATAGTTGATGAATGCTGGGGTCATTTCTTTCCGTAGTAACGTGAGGTGATACGATTGGAACGTTGATATACAGTTGCCGTAGCAAATAACCCAAGCATTCCAATAATGGCTAGGATGATTGTGGTTTCAGTAGGCATTAAACATCTCCTTATAAAGGTCTAGGTTTTGTTCTTTGTATTCTCTGTTAAGTTGTAGTATCTGCTCACGACACCAATCAGCTTGAAATGCGTGGTGATACATCTCCTCACGTAGCTTGGTTTGCATGTAATTACGTTCAGTAATAGTCATTTGATAAACGTGATGTGTACATGTCCGCTGCTAAGTTTTTGATACAACTTCTCCATTACCAATGGCTTTTTGATTCTTGTGTCTTTGCCACGGTGGTGGATGATGAGTTGCATAGCTGCGTCCTTGGTGAGTGTGAAGAGGTTGATGTGGACAAAAAAATAATACTAATAGACAAGCTGTTAGTATTACTTTGCATTAGTGGACAGAATAGTGATTAAATAACGCTGGCTAATTCTTTAGCGTCATCGTTGACTAATTCTAATTCATCAGCTACGTCGTCTACATAATGTTCTGCGATGTCGCGGAAGTCTATCTCTTGGATTGCAGAGTTGAGCATATCGTGGATGAAACCGTTGGAATCACCCGGAGCAAGAGAATACTCTACAAACTCTTCAACGTAGCTTTTAATGTAATCTTCAATATTGTTTAAGATGTCGCCTTTGTCTTCGCAACCGTCAAACATATCTAACATCTCTGAGAAATCAAAGTTGTTAAACCACATATTACATAGCCAAGTTTCGTAGTTTGTCCAGCCGTTGTACTTAGTGTTAGACATAGCAATAATTAAAGAATGGTGTGTGAGTGTGGATGTAATTTAAGCAAACGCTGCGAGATGCTCACAGCTACCGTAAGTTGCACACTTAGCATCGCAATACAGTAGGTTATGGTTAACCCAGAAACCTAAAGACATATTGTCTTGTAGTAGCAAGTTAAGAATAGCTTTACGTGATACATTGGTGTACACATAGCATTCTCCGTTGTTGTACTCAACGAAAACCTCAGCATTGACTAAATCAGTGCTGATGTTGTTGACACAAGATGAAGGACGTTGAATAGTGTTGATAGCGAATGGATTGAACATAAGTGGATAGGTAGTGTGTGTGAAAGTGTTAGTTAGTAAAGTTCAAGCAAGTTGGAGATAGTCAACGTCACTGTTGACAAGATACTTAGAAACCCACTTGCCAAGTGATTTAACACTGCCAAGTGTGAGTTGATAGATGCACTCGTCACAGACATTGCTGTATAGATAAGTCTTGCCACTTGCAAACTTAACCTTGACTTGATTGCTGCCTTCGCTGATACCTACAGAATCAACAGCTGTTGAAGTGTAGTCGTTAGCGTAAAGGAATGTTGTTTGCATTGTGATTGTGAGTATAGAATAGTGATGACGTAGTTGTCACCTAGTGAGGTAAGAATACCTCATACTGTCAACACTAGTGATGACAATAAGAGATAATCAGATGAGGTTACACTTGATAAGCTGGGCTACATAACCGCTGTCGTTATCAGCAATGATGTGTGAAGCAAGGAAGAAAGGGAGAAGACGGAATGTCATAAGATTGTCCAGTAGTGGATAGACAGTAGGCTTGAGAAGGTTGGTGCTTGACTGTCGATGCTGTAAGCATAGCAGAGTTGAGAGCGTTTGTCTGGATAAAGTGGACACCTTGTAGATTGTCCACAAGTGAGAGAGTGATGGTGCTTCTCTCCCCTTGACTTAGTAAGTATGGCACAGTTGCAACCGCTTTGGGTGGTTGAGTGTACACCTTATCAACTGTCCATTGATGGATAGGTTGAGAGTATCGTAGCTCAATCAGTTAATAACTAATAGCACTGTTATTATATTATTAGCAGCGCACTGTCTGTTACGTATAGGCTATAATGATTGTGAATATTTAGTGGCATCAGTCTGCTGTGGTACGATATCGTATCAGCTATGATTAATGATAAGATATGTAACGCCGACAGATTGGTGTGGATTGAGAGAGGAGTAGTGGCACGTATTAGTAACGTATTAGTGTCACATAGCAGTGTTTTGCACGCCACTAACAGTCGCGTGCGGGTTAAAGAGGGGGGGTATGGGGGCAACTTGCGTCCCTGCACCTACGTATATGGCTTCAGAAAATTATGTCAAAATTCTAAGAGGTAAAAATGAAGCGATTAGCCTCATTTAAACGCTTCATGTAACCATTTTAGTCTCTAAACACGGATTCTCCTCTTCATTCTGTACTTCAGAAGCAAAAGACGTATCAACACGCCCATCTTCAAGCGTTGTATCAGTATTCCATTTATTACGCTGAGGCACCCCGTAGCTTTCGTCCATCAGGAGACACCATTCTTTGAGAGCTTTACCAGTATCAGTAAACTTAGCATTACCAAGAGTACGCCAAGTATCTTTAGGGTCATAATGAAGACGGGATGTATTCTTGTAATAACTAACGAAGTAGTTTGGACCTTCTCTTACACGGTGATATTCGTACCTCATGTATTGAGTATTACCTTCGTACTCTTCTGGTTTCATATAGTATTAAATAAATAAACTAACGGATGTAATCACTGAATTGATAAGTGAATTCATTCAATGAATTACAAGATCAATAAGTAGATAGTTCTAGTTTGTGTCTTTGTTGTTTGGGGTTTTTACAGGATGTCCATTCCCGGGGACATCACTAAAAAGGGGAAAAGATTGTCTCCTTTCCCCAGTCCAGAGTTCGAGTCCACCCTCTCTCCCCCTGTATAAGGCAGGGAGCTGGCTAAACCCAGTTAGGGACTGAGGTTTGAGAGGAGCCTCTAGCTTGTTGTCTTTGGTCTTTATTTAGACCTAAAACGAGGTGATTAGCGGACCCTTGAGGGTCTTCTATAGTTGATCTAAGCACGTCTAACCACTCTTCACGTTTACGAGTATTAATCTGTTCTTGAGCAGATATCGCCATACAATCAGTAAAGTATTGAACACCTTGACTAAGACAATCAAGTCTGTCATCGTGTTTAACTGCACCTTTTTCACGGCACATTCTACTCATCTGGTAGAAGAGCATGTAGAGGAGTCTAGATTCGGGTGCAGCATCTTTGTTGGAGTTGTAGTCCCAATCAATAACAGAGCGATCCACAACAAGCCTATGCTGATTAAGCACGGGTTCCAAGGTATCAATGATACGTTGTTCTTTACGGACTGTTGCTCGGACTTCTTCGACATCTATACCTTGTTTTGTTTGTACTAAGTGTTTTTTAAATAGTTCAGCGACGATACCATCACCGAAGTTAGTTTCGATTACTAATTTAGTAACATTAAATTTGCGGCAACCTTTTAGAATGTCCAAAAGAGTGTTGTCTGAGTACCCATCTCTGTAAGCACGCATTTCGTGCAAGTACAGGAAACCGTTGCGTTGGGAGATATACGCTGCTGCCGTTTCATCCGAGCCACGACCCGACGGGTCAACACTGCAGATTGTTTCTTGGTAGGAATCCCAGTCTCCTTGGAGCTGCATTGGACTGTAGAAATAATCTCCAGGTAATCCGACAGTTGGAGCATCCCTGATGATGTTTCTGGGATCTGAGCACCAAACGATGGAATCGGGAGCAGTAGAGGGATTAACGCTAGTGACGATAAGGTCAGCCATTTTAAGGGGGAACTTTTCTGCGTCACTAAGTGAAGTATCGAGCATGAATTGAAGCATGAAGTTGCTTCGTCCCATTGCTGCTTCACGTTCAATAAGGTCTTCATCATTAAATCTATCGGGGTCAGTTACAGCCCATTTTTCAGAGCCAGTGTCTATATCTTCTTGTAATTGAGGAGCTATGAGACCCTCGTAATTAGCCAGGGAGCGTGGGAAACGTGCTGGCCATATGAAAGGTCTATAATTACGTTCTGCAAGCTTCCTATAGACCGTAAAGACGGTCTGAGGAGTACCTAAGTACATAATGCGGCTATCATCTTTAGGAGTAAGGATAGATTCAGCTTCAGTACATAATTGAAGAAGCTTTTCACGCATCATTTCTGTCATTGAGTTACCAGGGACTTCGATGTCGTCCAGAATCATTAGGTCGGCACGACTACCAGTAAGCTGACCAGTAATACCCACTGATTTAACAGAAGGAGCTTGGTGAGGGGAGCAATTAACATCGAAAGAGATGCGAGACCAACGGGAGTCATCAGATTTAGGGCGCAAATGTACCAACCAAGGTGTTTCAATTATCAGTTTCTGTAGGAAGATAGACATATTGTCTGCACGTTCTTTAGATGCAGAGATGATCATGATTTTCTTTTCAGGATCTTTAAATAAGGTCCAAAGAACAAACGCACCAGTAATCCAAGATTTACCGATTCCTCGGAAGGCTTGTATTTGTAGACGTTTAGGACCATGTTGTAAGTAGTCAGCGATTGCGTATTGTGCGCGTGTCGGCGTAGGAAGATCAAGCTGTCCCCATAAAGCTTGTAAGAACAGCTTGAAATCATCTTGTAACGCCTCTAGGACGTTTGTCATTTATGCATAAGTGGATAGTTATTGGTTAGCTCGAACTCGTTTAATTAGATCGTCAAGATCCTGCCAGATTTCACCTGTTGCTTTGTTTGGGACATAGTTATTATCAACCTGATCAACCCACCAATCCATTAACTTTTCTGGGGTGTTTTGTGCTTTTAATATTTTTTCCCATTGCTTTTGTTTAAATTCATCGCCAGCAGGTATCAATACCTCTTGATGCAGACGATTATGTGGTGTGTCTTGAATCCAAGCGTTATTTGACCGCACGTCTCCTGGTGTGACACCCTTCTTCTCTGCATACTCAAACATAGTAATAACATCATCCATATGTGCCTTACCTTGAGCTACAAACTCCTCCATTTTTTTAAAAGCGGCTGAAGTACCGCCTTTTGTTACTAAATGGTGAGCATGTACTGCCTCTGTAATTGTTTCCCCTTTCCTTGCCCGTTCTAAATCCCATACAGCTCTACCTTGTGCTCTACCTTTTGTTGACCCGTAGAGTTGTGGATCAGCTTCTGTAAATGGTTTTAGATTAGACCGCTCAGAGTATAACAGTGCAGGTGTTTTTTTAACTTTTGCTTTTGCAGACTTTACTACTTTTGGATCGTCTGATATTAAAGCAATTTCACGGTTTTGATCAATCTTGTTTTCAAGCTCTTGCATTCTTAGATTTCTTTTTGTCAAATGCTTTGCAAGTTTAGGATCATTAGCAATGATTTCATCACCGAGTTGTCTGCCAGTAACTGAAGCAACCTGTGGATTGTCAATTGTGACTGCTTTCATTACTGTAGGAGTTAAATCATTACTTGCCACTCGACTGCCTAAATGCAGACCACCCCCAGTACTTACGGGTACAAATCTGCTTGCTGTGCTTAAATAATCTGCTACTTTTACAGTTGCTGATAGTGCTTTTCCAATCCCTGCTCCTACGCCTTCTTCTAATAAAGCAACCCCCGCATCACCCCATCTTGTATCTATTCCAGCCGTATTAAGCTTGTCATCCAATACTTTTTTAGAACCTTCTAGGTTGTCGGCAAAAGTCTTAATTGGACCTGGGCTGTATCTAATAGCGCCGTAGGCTTTTGCGATTGTCGGAGCTACTGTTTCTACTACTTGCTGTACAATTGGCTGTTGAGCTACATCTCCAATAAAGTCTTTTACTGGTTGTACGGCATTATTTAATGCATCCCATTCTTTAGCTCCAAATGCATTATTTTTTAGCTTTGCGAATGAATCTACAGTTTGCCATTCATAGTCATCGTTGTACCAAATTCTTGAACCTACAGGCCATCCATATTCTCTTTGTTCTGCATAACCTGATGCTTGATTATGATGCGGCATAAAAAAAGCCCCCTTGCGGAGGCGTGTATTAATTAATTCGTGTTATTCAGTAGCCTTTCTTGACGGGCTTTTTCTTTTTCTTCTTTGGGTTTGTATGTGAAGCGATCTTTAGTCCGTGTCCTGGCTTATGCATTAGTTAATGTGCGATAGTATTAGTCCTTCTCTTAAAAGGTTTTGTCCGAATTGCTCTCTCATCCAAGAGCGCCAATGTTTACTTCCTTTGTCCTGATTACACTTGGTACACGCTGGTACAACATTCGATGAAATGTCTTCTCCTCCCTTGCTTCGAGGGTGTACGTGATCCAAAGTGAGTTGATGTAGTTCATAAGTTTCTCCGCAATAAACACATGTACAATCAAAATGTTCTTTGATGCTGCGCCTCCAAAGGCGCTTTGCTTCAGAGGATGTCATGGTTATTAGGTTGTAAAGGTAATGTTCAGGAGTTGGAAGTAGAGGGGTCATGTGTTACGTATTTTTAATCGGCTTTTACGGTTCTTAGAAGGACTTTGCAGCGTCACATCGCTAGCTTTCTTTCCTCCTTCTTTACCGGGTTTATGTGCGACATCTTTGCCGTCACCATTGCCGTAAGTACCTTTAGCTCGATTAGCTGCATTAGCTGCAGTACGTATTTTTAACCCTTTCTTGGTTTTATTGTATTTAGCCTGTTGCTTAAGTCGTTTAGCTTTAGCAGTAGGGTTTGAGTTGTAATAACTAGCTGTGCTTCCTGCCATAAAGTCTGCTCTGTACAAGTTCTGGATCAATGGTTGGCATAATGCCTGCAAGCTTTGAAAGAGGATTACCTTCTACTGCAACACCACTGATGTCATTTTTGGCTAACCAATCGCAGGCTGCTTTTAAGTCTTGAGTAGAAGCTTCGCCGGACTTCACACGCTTTAGAAACTCAGTAGTTACTAGGTTGTGTAGTTCGTTAAACTGCTCTTCACTTGCTTTCTTCACTTACCACCTTCTTTGCTTTTTTAGCTTTAGGCTTTGGCTTTGCATCAGCTTGAATCTCAAGCCGTACATAGTCTTCAACCGATTGATGACGCAAAGTTTTTTCAGCTTCCTCTACAGTCTCAAATTCTTGAAGTACTTTGTTGCGTGTAACATCTACTAATTTGTAAGTCATAGTTATACGTTGTATCCTTTACGTTGTCCTGAAAGTGCTTTTTTAGGCTTCTGCCATTGGTATGGGTTGTGGTGACCTTTACCGCCACCTGGCCTATCTTTCAAACCTTTTGTGTAAGAATTTTGCCTATCACCTTCTTTGTGAGCCATAATTAATTCCTCAATACAATTTGATCTAATTTATTTTCGATACGTATCATGTGGTCTTCCATACGCTGTACCATTACTGACAAATCAGCTTTGGATACATAGTCTTGAGCAACATTTAGTTCAATAGCATCGATACGTCTATCAAGACCGCTGATACGGTCATGTACATTATTTATTCGGTTGTGTAGTCTGTTGTTTAATGCTGCTCCACCGCCTATTAATGCGACAAGAGCAGTTATTGCTGCTTCCATTTATTCGAGGGCAACGATTGGTACGATGTCATTACATAAAACTTCAACACGAGATCCAGGTCTAAAAGTAAACCCTGATTTCATTATTTCAGTACACTTTAATGCTCTGACTAATTCATAGTCAAGACGCATCTTGGCTTCATGTTTACGGGCGATAGCTTTACAGGTTTCGATCATGCCACCATCAAGCGGCACTGAAAAGCTAATTTGTGCTCCCCAGTTATTATTTTTGATGTAACTATCTGGATTCATAGGGGTTGTATCATTACCCATATAAAATGGTGACAGCTGCATAGTTGTACCGTTACAGCTGTTATTACCAGAATAGTATTGTCTTGACGGTGCTCCATTATTTTGGAATTGTACCGCCTGATTAGTTACGTTACCTGTAGCTGCTGCCACAGGATTTGATGTGTTTTGTACTTTAGGATCTTCTGCGTATACAGGTACTACTGCGAAAAGATTGATAATGAGGTAGTAGTAGAAAGCTGTTGAATACTTTCGTCTACGTTGATTGACTCGACTATTCCGGCACCCCTGTTTACCAGTTCCAGTTGAAACTGTTCCCCAGAGTTTGTTAGCGAATAAGTTGTAGAGGGATCGACAATATCCCCACTTGGTGTTACGTTTGTTCCTGACCATGATGAATAATCCCCACCATAAATCTCAGTCGCAATTGTCCGATCAATATCAATGGTGGTAGTAGTAGTAGATTGCATTGACCCCTGTGTAAAGTTAGGGGTGACACTTTGAGCTGCTGCTGGACTAGCCAGCATTAAAAGTAATAGTAAGCTTTTCATTCGTCTTTCTTTTTCGGATCAGATGATTTATTGTTGGACTTATTATTAGATGTAGTTAAACCAAATGTAGCGAGTGCTCCTGTAAATATAGAAGCAGGGAAAGTTATGTCCCCACCAACGCTTTTTTTAAACATAGGTAATTCTACATAGTTTAGAGTGATAATAAAACCGCTCCAAATTACAACACCTAGGCGTACAAATGTCCCAAGGATCTGAAGTTCGTCTTCTGTGTTTTCTTTTACTTTGGCTAAGAAGTTTTTGGATTTTTCTCCGGCTGCTTCTTCTTTAATTTGCTCCATGCTGTTTTAATAATAGGTTTAAAGATTGTAACTAAATGTTTAAATAAAGATTGACCTATTAATGTGGCACCTACTGAAATAAATGCAGTAGTAGCTGCAGTAGTCATGATCGTTGTTGTAGGCATTGGGACTTCAATGTCCGTAAATGGTACTTCTATGATCTGTGCTTCTGGTGGAACATAAGGTGTAGTTGGTGTAACACTAGGATTGGTATCCTTTGTTTCTTCATCATTAGCCTCACTGTTAATTCCTTCTATACCAGGCGGTGCCCTAAGCGTGTTAGGAGGCACTACAAGCGGTTTGTAGGTGGGTATATCCGCTTTCGGGGCATCTAGTATAGGACCGGGTAATTCCGGCGCTTCAGGCAGCTCTGGGTAGGGGAAGACAGGTATCTCTTCCCACTCCATTATTTAGTTGGAAATAATCCTGCAGTAACAAAAGCAACTACCTTGTCATCGATATCATTATCAGTTGACTTAGCATATGCTTTTAAAAGATCAAGAATCAGAAATTTTACCTTTTCTGACTTCATGAATGAAAATAGGATTGGACGGATAAGGGTAATCATAATTAGCTCCAGGGTGTACCGCTTGCCTTAGTAGGTGCGGCTTGCTCGTCAAGTTGTGCTTGAAGTGCTGCTTCAACTTCAGTTACTTTTTCAGCAGTAAGAAGATCCTTTACCCAACCAACAACTGTCTCTTCAGTAAGTTCAGCAAAAGGTACAAGGGTGTCAGGACGTTCCAAACCAATTGAACCGTAGGCACCTGAGCTATAAGTTTCATCAGTAGCATTAACAGTGTAATGCGCTGTAAATACATAACCGTCAGCAGTTTCGCGGTCAAGTGAAGCAATATTCCAAGTAGTAGTTGTAGCCATGATAATTAATTAATTTAAATAGAGTGAATAAAAAAGCCCCGCTGTGACACGGGGCGGGTTGCCGCTAGGCAATACCGGCATCTGTGAGACGCTGTTCTAGGGTTTCGATGCGTTCCATTGCCTCTTGAAGTGCTTTGACAGCCTTCATATAAAGCACGGAATAGTTGACCGATTTAGTAACGGTGCCAAGGTCAGTTCCTTCTTCGTCGCGGTCAGGTGATTCACTTACCAGTCCAGGTGAAACAAGTTCTACTTCTTGGGCGACAAGTCCAAGTTGAGTATGAGTTTGACCTTCAATAAAGTTGTAGTTACGAACTTGGAGAGCCTTCAGGTCATTCCACTGGGAGTTAGCATCAACGATATTCTCCTTCAGTTTGATGTCGGAGATTGCGCCGTAAGAGTTGTTAGTGTTAACAACATTCCCATTAGTAAACACGCCAAAACTACGTGTACCTCCAGCCGCTATCGAACTTTTACTGTGAACACCTTGTATGAAATAATTGCTAGTACTTGCAGAACTTGTCGTACCGAAAGATCTGCCTTCACTACTCGTTAAAAGTGAATAAATAGCTCCACTACTCGTAATCCTCATCCGCTCCGTAGGGCTCGACGCACCATCCGCAGTTGTGGCGAACACTAGACGGCCAGGCATATCGTTAGAGCCAGGGGTGCCATCTACTTGACCGGCAATAAACCCACTCTGAATTAAATTGGTTCCGTCAGAACCATTAAAAGCCAAAGCACCAGTAAAGTCTCCGCTGTTTACAAGTGTTGTCCCACCAATGCTGGTGGCTCTATGTTTGGCAAAATTGAGTATTGGGCCACTAACTGAAGAACCACCCTGAACAATAGCAATACCACGATCGCCCGTTCCTGTTTCGGTGGTTTCCGTTAATATCTGCTGTGAGCATGTTATTGAGCGATTACTAGACGTCCCCACCAACAGCCTGCCCGAGCTGTCGATTCGTAGGCGCTCGGTGCCACCTGACTGCAGAACTACAGCATCAGAATTAGTGTCGCCAAAAATACCACCGATGTTGTCACCAGTTGAAGCTGTAAATTTAATTCCAGGTTGTGAACCAACGCCTCCTGTATTTGCGCCTTTAATTTCTAATGTTTGACCATTGCCAGCACTCTCAAGCAATGTAAGTCGAGATGAACTAGCTAAACTCGAAGTTCCAATCCCAACATTGCCCGAGCTGTCGATTCGCATACGCTCAGTCTCTACTGCTGGAGAGCCAGTGCTGCTTGCAGTAGCTACGCTCGAAAAAGTTAGCGAGTTGTCAGCCTTGAGGTTTTTAATAGTTGACCCGCAACCAGAGCCATTTGCGTCCTGATGAAAAGAACTAAGGAATAAACCAGCACTAATAGCAGATGACTTGGCATATGCTGAATCAACAGCAATCCAAACTTTATCTTGGGTATCGTTAGTGTATCCAAAAGATCCTGCGTAATGACCGTCAGGAGCATAATAAGTTGCGTTTCTATCTATATATCGACGAACCTGCAAGCCTGCTCCTTCGTAAATACTGCCCGCAAAACTTGTTCCAATCCCAACCCTGCCCGAGCTGTCGATTCTCATCCGCTCAGAGTTGTTGACATCAAATGTCATTGCATCATTAGCATGCTCGTAAACGATGCTTCCTGTATTGCTGTCAGCAGTATCACCAAACAGCACATAGCCTTGGCCTGTTGTGCTACTTGTTATTCGAAGTCCGTCGTTTGCTGATGTGTTCTGTACGTGTAATTTAGAAGAGGGCGACGTAGTTCCGATTCCAACTTTGCCCGAGCTGTCGATTCGCATCTTCTCTGAGTAGTTGCCACCTCCACCTCTAAATATATGTGTACCAGCAGTACCAACAGTGTAATAGTTATCGAAATTTGTACCATATCCAAGATGGAAATCACTGCTTTCTATTTTTACATTAAATAGACCTGCACTTGCACCAGGATTTATGGTCCCCACCGCCAACCTGCCCGAGCTGTCGATTCGCATCTTTTCGACGCCATTATTTACACCAAACGCCATTGCATCAACGTCGTGTAAATACTGAATGATTCCTTCGTACTCTTCTGAACCACCTGAGCTGCCATCAGAAAAATAAATGTTACCTTGACTTGTTGTACCGGATCGG